CTAGGTAGACTACGTTTCGTTCTCTTCACTTGGTCTTTCCCATAGTTGATTAGGTTCACGACGTAACCAGAGCAGCCTAGCGTTCTCCATGACACGCTCTTCAGACTCTAACAACTCAACGCACTTGTTGAACATCTCTATCTCTGACAGCCCTTCAAGGATCTTCTGAGACTTCTTATCACCTATACCATACACACCGACAATGTTATCAGCTTTGTCACCCATGATGATCTGACGATAAAAAAATAACAGACCTTCCTCTTCGTTAACAGAAGTAAGTTCACGCTTGTTGAAGTTGTAGTGTCTGCACGGTACTTGCTGGAAGTCCTTATCAAGACTGACAATGATGCTGTCAGGAATGGCGGTAGCGTCGATAGCAATCAAGTCATCAGCTTCCTCATCTTCTGATACAACAGCATTCCACTCTTCGATCAGGTATTCACGTATTGCTTGCAAGTGTACAGGCTTTTCTTTGTCCTTACGATTACCTTTGTAAGGCGCAGTAACGGCTACATCATTACGAAAGTTACCCTTACCTGTTAGGTAAACACGGTAGTCTGGTTCGCCATCTATTTGTGTGTATAGATCACTGATTAGATCAGATAAGAAACTGCCCGTAGTATAACAGGCAGTCTTAACTGACTCGTCGTTGCACTTGAATGCACAACGATAAGCTACGATGTCACCGTCAACAAGGATCACAACGCTTCCGCTTCAGAGACAGAGTTATCTGTATACTCGATCAACTCCGTAACCTTCATCTTGATCATCGATGGTGAGCGACCTGTACCAACAGACCAATCGTAGTAGCCTACCACTGCTACTGCTTGTGAGCCGTTAGCGATGAGCACATCTTCAGGTATCTCCACACCGTTCTCGTCTGTCAACCGCATAGGGTTCTTAGACTTCATGGTAATGAAGAACTCGCGCTCGTCACCTTTGTTGCTAGGTGCAATACCCATCTCTTCAATGGCCTCAACAGCTTTCTCGCTGAGATTGCCAAGCTGCACTTGGTACTTGTTACTGTACTTGTTGAGCTTGTTACGCTCGCACCAGTAAACAGTTCCGCGTACAGTGATGGGTGGTAGTTTGTTAGCTGTCATAGATTTCTCCTAGTGAGTTTCAGCCCAATTGTTGCCTACTCGATATTCGCCGTCCAATGGACACCGTAGGCCAAGCGTCTCTCCGGCGATTCTGATTGAGCGCACACCGATACGTCCGACTGTATCCGCATAGTGCGCTGGTGTTTCTATCTGCCACTCGTCATGTACGTTGGCTACAAATTTGTGTGGGATGTTACGTAGTTTATCTGCTAAGTGTATCAGCGCCTGCTTCATAACGCAAGCCCCTGCGCCCTGTAAAAGTGTATTTAATGCGGCGTGTTGTGATCTTACTCTGAGCTTTCGTCCGTCGAGGCCAGCAAGTATGCCAGACTGAGCCTGTCCGTCAGTTCTTCTTCTAAGTTCTTCAAGAGCAGGCGTGTTGTGTAGAAATCTCTTTTTAAGCCCTCTTCCAGTGCTGCTATTTCCTCCAACGATAGCTCCGATCTTAGCATCTCCGGCCCCATACAAAAACGCATATATGAATGTCTTTGCGAGAGGTCTTGTCTCAAGTCCCGCAGCTCGTTGATTAGCTGTATGAATATCGCCATTGAGGATTTCATTTGTGTAGTCATCGTCGTCCATGTAATGAGCCAACATACGTAGCTCTAATCCGCTGGCGTCAATGCCAACAAGTACGTTACCTTCATCTACAGTCCAGCATGATCGACATTCATTACCGAACGGTGCAGACACCGCAGGAACTTGAGCCATGTTAGGTGATTGATGTGTCATACGTCCCGTCACAGCTCCGTTGGTGATCACTCTACCGTGTACTCTACCATCGTCCTTGACAGCTTTCAACCACGAATCGATCTGAGCTACTCGCTTTTGCAACATCATGTAACGTGCAACAGCCTTGGCTTCGGGAAGATTTATCCCGTCAAGTACCTTCTCGTCAACGATGATGTTACCCTTCTCAGTCTTCTTGTCGAACTTGACACCAAGACCTTGCAGTCGCTCTGCAATCTGCTTACGTGAGCCGGGGTTAAAGATTGTCACCTTATCCTTCAGTCGCTTACCTGTCTTCTCAGATATACGTTCTTCAACGATAGGCGGGAAGATAGCCTGTAACTCCGCTTCGATGTTATTCATCTCGAACATGAGATCCATCATCAACTTCTCTGCAAAGGGTACGTCAAGCTTGAAGCCGTTGCGTTCCTGCTCAGTCACGATCCAACCTACACGATGCTCAAGATCAATAGCTTGCTCTGAGAAACCTTCCTTGCGTAGCTGTAGTTCAAGCCACTGATGCACACGCTCAGTCAACTCAACGTCAGCTATACAATACTCGATCATCTCGTCACTCAGTCCTCCGTCGTAGTCTGTGAAGTCGAGCTTTCCTGTACCGCCAAGTACGCTGCCCCAGTTACGGAGAGAATGGCCTCCCTCTGCCGAAGGGTTATAGAGTCTTGAGAGGTAGAGTGTATCCACGACCCTAGTAGGATCAACATGTACACCCCAAACACGGTCAAGCACACCAACATCGAATCCGATGAGATTATGTCCCACAACTTTTTCAGCTTCATACAAAGTCCTCTGCAAAGTACTGGCTGTAGTGTGTACTTGGATGTTGTTCTTCACCTTCGTAACGGCACACCAGATCGTTGAGTGATCCAAAGTAGTTTCGATATCCAAGTAACAGATACTCATAGTACGCCTCATTTAATTCATCTTGTTTAGGATTAGGAAGTTTGTGGTGCATCTCCGTCAACTGTTCCTGTTCCAATATCCAACTCCCAATCTTGCTCATGGTATATCATCTCCTCTATATCTGCGAGTGTTCGTAGATCAGCACGATCAACAACGTCACCGTCGTCTAGCGTAACAGCGAAGCACCTGTTGCACAAGTCTACAAACTCTTGGCTAATAGCATACCGTCTTGTCGCTTCGTAGTCTGTTAATTCTACGTCACACGCTTTACATCTCACAAGGGTTTCTCCTCAACTTCATCTCGCTGTGTTAGTCGTCCTGTTGCCTCGTTATAGAACACCTCACACGCCTTGCCTGTCTTGCCAGTATATCGGTTCTTCAATACACGTAGCACGGTCGTGTTCTTGACAATTGGATCGTCAGCCTGACTGTTACGTTCAGCACCAATGACCGCATCAGAGAGCTGTGCAATCGAGGCAGAGCCACGTAACATACCCAAGCTAGTCACCGCACCGTCCTCCAACTGCTTGCCTTCTGGTCTGCGAAGGTGACTGACAAGGAACATACAGATGTTCATCTCCTGCACAAATGTTCGCAGCTTTGTCATGATCATGTCAAGTGCACGGCGTTCATCCCCGTTGCTTTGGTCGGACACCAGTATTGATACGTGATCCAGCACGATGAATCTAACGCCAAGTACCTTCACAAAGTACCGCATCCTGCCCAGTACATTCTCGATCTCGTTACTACCGAAGTGTTCCCACAGATAGACACGGTTCTCATAGTCCATCGTATCGTACACAAGGTCAATGTCTTGATCGTCGTACTCACAGTCAGGTAAGTGGATAGGTTTGTTCAGCTCAAGACCTACGAGTCCACGCATGGTGCGCTCAGGCGTCTCCTCAAGGAACATCAGACCAAGGTTATCGTCAGACTGCGCCATGATGGAACTGACTACCTCACGTAGCAGTGTCGACTTACCTAGACCAGAGCCTGCGCAGATCGTCACTAGCTCTGCCATACGTATGCCGTACAGGTGCTTGTTCAGTCCGTCGAACGGATACTGTACCTTCGCCTTGGCGAGTGGCTTCTTGATCAACTCACGTAACTCACCAGCACCTACGATGCCTTCGGGTGTGTACGGTTGAGCAGACCACCACGCTTTGGTGTACATATCTGAGTCGTTGTTGGTTAGGTAGTCACACGCATCCTTGTAACCATTGACGTGCTTAACAATCCTCGCCTTGTTACCGAACAGATCAGCACACTCCTTCGAAGTTTTCTGTCCCGGCTCGTCTGCATCGAAACAAATAACAATAGTCTCGAAGCTGTTCAGCCAATCGTAGAAGAGACGACAGTCCTTTGCCGCTGACGTTGCACCGTTGCGTACACTGACAACAGGAAACTTACTGCCTGTCATTTGGTGTGCCGCTAACGCATCGTACTCGCCCTCAACAACGGTGACGTACTTACCACCTTCGGGAAACAGGTGCTGACCGTACAGTCCTGCGTGTTTCCAATCGCCAATGATGCTGAAGCGTTTGTCAGGGTTACGTACCTTGGCGGCAACGGGCTTGGTCGGATCGTTAGGATCGAAGTAACCAAACGTAGTAACCTCACCGCTTTTCAGTGCTGAATACTTCTTCGCTGTCGTCCCTGTGATGAGGCGGTCAGTGATAGAACGGTACTCAGCAGTGATGAGACGATGCTCAGTCTGACTGAACGACGGCTTCGGTGCTTCGTTGATAGCGCCTAGTTCACGTACGTTTTCTCGTACGCTGTCCTTGGGTGCTGGCGTAAACGTATCACAAACAAAACACTTGCTTGATCCGTCGTCGTTGAATGCCAACCCGTCACTGCTTCCGCAGTCTTGACATGGCTGGTGTGTATCAGTGAATGGCATGGCTGGATACTCCTAAGTCTGCGTAACGTCTGCGAAGATCTTCCTCTTCGAGTTCGCCGTAACCCACGGCTAAGAACGTACCAACCATACTGAGCATTTCAGTCACGGTCAAGTGTTCTAACTCGTACTCAACAAGCTCATTGATGATGTCGTCTTTACAGATAGTCATTACAATATTTCCTTAATAAATTTAACATTACTGTTGACTTTACAGATAGATTTTATCATGGATTGAACTGCCTGTCAAGTCCTAGGAACATAGACAACTTCTTCCTTGATAACGCGTACCTCTTCGCCGTTCTTGGCAAAGCTGTTACAAAAGTATTTCGCGTTGTCAAGTGTTGAATTATAAGATGAGCCGTCGTTGTCGTGCTCCTCCCATTCCCACGTTTTTGTGTTGAACTTCTGAACTACATACCACGTATCAATACTCATAGTTGATGTACTCCTTTTCGATGCTGGTATAGTCGGCAGAGAGGTCTTCGTACTCCTGTTGAAGAACCTTCTGCGTGTAGTATTGGGCCTCAGTCAAACCAAAGTCAATGTCCATCTTACTTAGCTTGCCCAAAGTGTCTTCGATCATGTCGATAACCTCACTGAGCGCATCTAGTCTGTCACTGTCCATCAGTCATCCTCCAAAACAAAACCATCGCACACCTCTATATCTAACGTATGCACTTTAAGAAGCTCTTCCCAATCTCCAAAGTCTTCGAACAGCTCTTCGGCATGGTCTCGACTTTCAGCCTTCACTTTGACTTCATAAACTTTGGTCATAAATATTTGGTACGTCTTCATATTTACGCCTCCACATCATAGACCGTAGTGGTCTCTTCGTCTTCATCACGGAACACTTGTACGTTGTCCTCGTTCCAGTCAATAGGACAATCCAACTCGCTGATAGCGTAGTCCATCGCAGCTTGCTCTGCATCGCACTCGTCTGCTGACAGTACATACACACGCTTTGTAACAGTTACAGTTACGTCGTATGCGTAGACGTGATCCTTCAACTTGTCAGAGATATCATCCAGCTTTGCTGTTGCATCACTGAGCAATACTTCCAGCTCCTCGAACTCAGTATTGTGAGGACTGTTGATAACATCGTAACCAATGTCAGCTCTCAACCCGTTGATCTTTCTGCGAATAATATCAATACCGTCGCGGTCAGTTAATAAATAATCACTCATTGTGTCATCTCCTCTAGTTGATTAACAATCTTATCACCATACTCATTTGCAGTATAGTCGCCGATTACCTCTATTGCTTCACTGTTGCTGGTGACGTTGCCATACACAAACTGAAACCATGCAATGTAACCATCAAGCTCATCGCTCCACACACCCACGTCGTCGAAGTCACACTCACCCATGTGGTCTAACACAGTCATGTGCTCACGAGACTTCTCAACGTCAGCGTACTCACCTTCACCACATACAGTGATGCTCTTGTCTGGATCGCTGAGTATTGTGTCAACGAAATAGTCTGCTACTCGTTTCTCTGTAAAGTGCATTGTTGTTTCTCCTTCATTACTGGATACAAGTTTAGCGTAGCTTAACAAAGCAGTACGTACCGTCTTCGATTTTGTAAAGACTGTACCGTCCCTTCAGGTACATATGAGCCGCCGCACCCGTCTTGGTCTTATCGTCCTCTGGTAAAGAGAACCACTCTCCGGGCTTCATAGACTCAAAAATATCGCGCCAGCGGCTACCGCGTCCACGGAAGTTGAGAGGTGCAGGTGCTGGGTTACGTTGAATTTGAAAATGTGTCATGGTAAATCTCCTCTGGTAACATGTTACCAATTAAAAGTTAAGTGTTGGTATTACATCGTTCTCAACGACAAAGCCGTTGGTGTTAGTCTTCGCTGGTCCTTTTGCAACCAGCCCCACTACTACCCTGCGATTGTTGACATTGACCCAGTCTGAGTCGTCGCCGTTGATCACAGGTCTCCCCATAAACGTCGATGGGAAATTCTTGTTCCTGAACACGACTGCCATCGGTGCGTCGCTGTAGGATTTGAGGAAGCTCTGCACCTGAGATTGATAGTGCTTGGCTCCGCTGTAACTGAACATCAGTCGGTAGTTGTCCGGCTGTCGCTGTCCATGAAACCGTCGTGCCTTCTTTGTGTAGTCATAGAACTGCAATTCAGGGAACGACTGCGGGATCATGTGTTCTTCCCAACTGATGTCGCTCATGACGTTGAGACGTACAACACCCTGCACACCCTGCTTGGCGCATAGCTTGGCGAAGTTACGTAGTTCGTGGTTGAGCTGTATGAGGAACGCTTCCTGATCGTCGTGCCAGTAGTCAGTGCGAGCCTGTCGCGCTAGGTTGATAGACTCGTACACTTCAGCCAAACCAGCGCCGACTAGACAATCCTCCATACAGCCCGCAGCTTTTGCACCAGCGCAGACCACATCGTCAGGGTGCATCGTCAGCGTCGCCATACGTATGGAGTCGTCGCGGTTAGTCTTGCGAGCCTTGGTGTTGCCAAGCTTTTTGCTCGTGTCAAGCAGTTTCATTACATATACTCCCAATAGTTGATATCGTCTTCGGTGATCTCACAGCGAAACCAGCCCAGTGCCAGAACGTATGACTTGCCGTCGCCGTCAATAGTGCGTGGACAGTAGAACGTGCCCATCTTGAAGCGCGTCGAGAAGTACATGTCGATCAAGTAGTCGTCGGTTTTGATAACGATACCGCTACCTTCGCCGTACCACTTGTGTGCTGTCGTGATTTTCATCGCTTTTTCCTCGCTTTTTTATAGATTAGGGATTGACATTTGATAAGTCAACACCATTTACAGATTTATTTTTGGTACAAAACATCGGTAACATGTTACCAGCCTAGTCCTTAAACATTTCTGTCGCCATTTCCAACATAAACTCTATGTCTTCGGGGCTTTCCCATTCTTCGGGATAGTCTGACATGTCTTGCACCATCGCAATATTGAACATCATGTCGCGGTCGTATATCGGAGCAAGCGTACAATGCTTAGGCTTCGCCGCCAGTCCAGCTCGTTCGCGTAAACGTCCAGTATCCGGCTTGAATGCGTTACAGCCCAGCTCTTTAAAGCGTTTTGCTGCTTGCATATAAGACATTTCTACGCCTGTCCAGCCTTCCATTTCGTGCAGTTCGTCGTGATCCCACGGCTCCCCGCAATGTCTGCAATGTATATCCATTACCATTCCCCTTTGTAGTTAAATGAATGTAAACTTCCATCAGAAAAACGTACGCACGTCAGCGTTGAGTAGTAACCGCATTCATCGAAAGGATCTGTGCGGTGTTCCCATATCTCCGCGTCGTGGTCAAAATCTCTGACAATATCGTAGTGACATTCGCTTTTGAAATCACGGCCGCTAGACCATTCTATAAACTTTTCAGATAAAGACATCATTTATCCCTCGTCGTTAGTGAGAGCGTACAGCACAAAGCCGACGTT